AGGCGCTGCACGGCCCACACGACCCGGAAACACTCCGGCAACGATGGGCACAAGGACAGTGAACAGCCGACGTTACTTGTCTACGGGAGGAGGAGTTTCCATTACGACACGCACAGGAGGCACAGGAGCATCAACAGGTTTAAGGAGACCAAGCTCACGAGCAGCATCACGGTTAGCATCATTATCCAAGAACGAAATTAATTGGTGAGGGTCATTATTAAAACGAGCACGAAGATCGGCAGGAATGCGCATGAACTCGGATTGTGCAGAAGTAACGAGATTCATAGCCGTTTGAAAATCCGGAACGGCAGTGAAATCACCATGAGTAGGCATAGTGACATCGTTAGGAAGCTCACCAGTAAGACCAAAGCGACGAACAATGGTATTAATATCAGCATCCTCTTTAGCGGATTGAATCGCCAAAGATTCGTCATCACAGCGGAGCGCAGACTCATCAGAAGCCTCAGTAGTATCATAGTTAAAAGGAGTACGGAAGAAAAGCATGATTATTTCCTATGTGTAACAATAGATTCAGAAGTAGAAGAAGATGAACGCATACCAAACATACCCATAGCTGAACGAACCAAATCAATAATGGACCGATATTCCTCAGCCTTATTACCAAAATTACCCGAAGCATCCTTAGCACGAAGCTCAAGACGCAACAAAGCATCATTTAAATCGTTAAGATTGGTTTGAGTTTTAGATTGATCGGTTTGAGCACCAGCCAGTTTAGACTGAGCTGAAAACAACAAGCCTTGTTTATCGAGATTGCGAACAGTGGCTTTAATCACCTCATTCTGAGCAACAACATTATGAATCTCAGCTTGAACTTTTTCACGTTCAACAATAAGATTTTTAACGACAGTGTCAAGGCGTTCGGTATCAGAATGAATGTTCGATGTTTCCTCTCGAATTTTATCAACAGTGGCACGCTGAACAGCAGCTACAGCACGAGACTGAGAAGCAGAACCATAATTGGCATCCTCTTGAGAAGGAACTAAGTCCTCGGCCGCCTGAGCTTGTTTAGCATGAGCAGCCGAAGAAATAGCATTATTATAAGTTGCACCTAAATCAGGATAACCCGAAGAAGAAGCAGCAGTCATAGACGGAAAAGTATTACCAAGTCCGTTATAAGCAAGCATAGGATTTAAACCAGCAGCTTGCAAATCCTTAACAGTAGTTTGATACCGAGTGGCGTACTGTTGAGCGGAAAAGGCCTGAGCAGCCTCTTGCCGCTGCATAGCGGAATCATTGTTGAGAGCCCCTGAGAGCAGGGAACCCCCAACAGAAAGAGCGGAGTCAAGGAGGCCCATGATAATCAGAAATGATCAATCAAACCGGGAACGGAGTAGAGAGGCATCGGACGCGCAACAACATTGTCAAAGAACGAGTCAAAGATAAATTGTTGGCCATTCGCGGCCGCACCCACTGCAACGACACGGGATACAGGCGGAGTATCCTGAATGAATGTCGAATTAAGAGTTGGGAGGGAGGTAAATTTTTGCGCCAAGTGCCAACCATCGATAGTCCCCGCGGAAGTCGACTTGAACAGCGACGAAATTTGAGAGGGCTTATAGCGGTATTCGGCCCAACGCTCCTGATAACCGAAGACATTTGCGTCATTGACAGAACCGTCGCAGTAAATCTCCTTGTTAAGAACAGCTTGTTCACCAAGCATGGCAAAGGCCGGGAAATAAAAATCATAACGAGTACTCCGAGACCACATCTTATGCAGGCCCTGCTGATAAGTAAGGTCAGCACGAACAGAAACCAAACCGATAATCACGCCATGTTCGGTGAAGGCTTGAGAAAAACCATGGTTAGAAGCCAAAGCGGTTGCAACAGCAGCCAAATTAGCCAAAGGCGCGCTAGTACCTGTAGCACCAGAGCCTGAGGTTTGAGCAATAGGCGTGAGAACGATTGGAGTCGAGCCACCACCCAGATATTCAGGACGCTGCAAACGAGCGTCAGGAGAAATAACGCCAAAATGGGCGCGGACGATTTCAGTGTATCGAGTACCACCACGGGCATCCCTCTCAAGTAGTTTTTGAATTTGAAAAGACTGACGCAACTGATTAATAGTTGCAGATGTAGCAGTAGAAAGGTCAGCATAGAGACCAGACACACCAGAAGTCACCACACCAAGACCAAGAGCACCAGCAGCTCCTACACCAGTACCCGATTGGTTAGCAGTACCAGTGTTAGTGTTGTATTGATTAGAAAACGCTTGAAGACCAGCACCGCCAGAGACAGCACCGAGACCAAACGAAGAAGTGCCATTAGTCAGGCCAATAGCCTTACCAGTACCGTAAACAGGAGCAGAAGTGCCGAGAGGCAAAGAAACGGCAGTACCCTTCTGAGGCCAAGGGAGGCAAGAGGTGAAATAGTCGTGGCGTTTACCACGGCGAAGAAGCGAATAGTTTGAATAAGTATCAGGGCCGTCGCCCTTATCCACAGTAACAGAATTCTGGAGATTCTCGTCTCTAAACCACTCATTCCAAATAAGGTTATAAGCACGTGTATGCAAAGCAGCATGTGTAACGGTATTACCGGCACCAACCTGTCCAACTGTAGGGAGACCCATATAGTCCTGCAACGAACCAACAGCGTAACCGTTAGCAGGCGAAGTAGTAGTAGGAATCACGTAAGAGGTAGAATCACCGGGATTAGCTTGCTCGCCCATGAATTTCTGCCAATTCGACCAGATCAACCTATTAGGTACGAAAAAGAAGAACGAATCCATGTACATGTTATCCATAACCGGATAAATAGGCGTGGCCATACGAGCGAACGCAGTCATGCGAAGATTAAAAGTATCTCCGGGTAGTACCTCATCACAATAAACTGGAATCAAGTAACCAGCGTCAAAAGTGGTCTTATGAGCAAATTGACGCTTAAAAGATGAACGAGGAATATCAGCGCGCGGAATCATTGCGAACTGATGCGGGTTTACAGATTGGTTACGATGCATCATGCTAGTGTCCTAGAAAGTTGAGAAATACGCGCTTTAACGACAGTCTCCTTAACAGCCAACCGCGCATATGAATTGTCGGGCATTAAGTTAGCGGCGTCAAGCTCACGTTGCGCCACAAGTTCCGAAAAAATACCGGGGTTTTCCTTCTCAAATAAAACATCATAGTATTTAGGAGGTTTGGTTTTAACACCATTGATAACAACATAATCACGTGGGTAAACATCAGTCTCAAACTTTTCCAACCAGCGCTTACCGATAGCGGGCTTGAGAGACATGTGATTAAACTCGGGAAGTAGTTGAGTAATAACGCCATCATCGTCAATAACACGATAATGAGCGTCGGCAAGATCACCAGTAACTTTTTTCATGCAGTAACGGGCGATGTAGGCAGCGGATTCAAAAGTGACGGCTCCAACAGAATGCAAGCCAAAAGGCCAGAGAGATGCAAGAGTAGAACTAGTATATAGACGTTCCCCGGAACCCGAGCGCTTGAAATATTGCTTATCAGGAAAGTCAACGCCAAACAAACAAGCATGGAAATGAGGACGCCTTGTAGAAGATTCTCCATATTCTCCACCAACATAAAAGGAAATTTTAACACCACGGAAACGCTTACGTAAACGTTTCATGAATTTCTGAAAGTCAGAATAGACAAGTGAGCCACCGGGTGGCAGATGTTCGTCAGAGTAAGTGAGCGTGATAAAGGAATTGAACTCATGAAGCGATGATTCATGGACACAGCGCATGGCCCATTGGCGGCTACGCTCGAGGCGACAACCGACACACTGACCACAGGGAAGCGAGAGCGATGAATCGACACCAGCTTTATTCCTACTGACAAACTTTACCGAGCCATCGACCATCCGCACAGCAGGCATAGGGTGATAACAGGGCATAGAAGGCTCACAGACGCCAACCACCACGCATAGGAGTTACAGCCAGGTTAGCAGCAGCCACAGAGGCAGTGTTACGCCGGAAAGACCGAGCCGAAGCAGCCTTATTGACAGGGCGACGAGAGACAGGTTTCATGATTTAAGCTCCAAAGTTTGACAAAGAAGACACCACTAGAAGCGGTGTCACCTAGACCAGTTACATCAAGTAGAAAACTGGTCTAGGCCGATGCTACCGCATCAAGAAGCGTCGCGCAAGTCCTTGCAGCGAACGATCAATTGGGGCTCAGAAAGCGGAGCCAAAGAGGCATCATCCTCCGAATAAGTCCCAATATTGTAGAGTTCGAAATCGTCAGGATGACGAGCAACATCAGAGGTAGCGTTCGGGTTTGACATCTCCTCACGAAGGGAACGCACGGCAACTGCCGTGGTAGGAACAAACATAGGCTGCGAGAAAACTTGCGCAGCAGTATCTTTCAGAACGACGATAGTCTTAACCATTCCCATGGCAACCTCACAGAGAAAATTTAAAAACGATGGTTTTAGTAGAAGCAGCAGACTTACGATAAGCCGCACCAATATCAGGATGGCCAGCATCCTCAGCAGAACGAGCAGAACGAATGAGAGACTTCTCACGGTCGCCGAGCGCATCACAAATAACCTTTACCTCATCAGGGGTAAACTCACACTTAACAACAGGCGTAGTAGTCATAATTAACTCCAAAGTAAGACTGCAAAATCGCAGTAAAGAGATTGTAGCATAAAAATAAACGAAACAGCAACAGAAAAAATGTTAATCAGGGCACGCAGGGAAGATTTGCAGAACACAAAAGAAAAAGCCCGCGCTGGGCGGGCTTGCAAGGGAAGGCGCTGCACGGCCCACACGACCCGGAAACACTCCGGCAACGATGGGCACAAGGACAGTGAACAGCCGACGTTACTTGTCTACGGGAGGAGGAGTTTCCATTACGACACGCACAGGAGGCACAGGAACATCAACAGGTTTAAGGAGACCA